CCGACTTGATCAAAGAGACTGCCGACGGGCTCGCGTACACGATCAACACGCAAGGCTTGACGGGTTGGATTATCGACAACTTCGGCGAAGACGCGTTGACGCCCGGCGCGGTTGTCGAATGGGACGTCGCGCCGCCGAAGGATCGCAACGCCGAAGCGCTCGCGATGCAAACGACCGCGAACGCAATCTCTCAACTGACGAAGTCGCTCGCGTCGCACGGGATGAAACTCGACGCGCGAGCGCTCGCGATCACGTTCGGGATTCCGCTCGTCGACGTCGACGTCGACAACGATCAACCGCTCGCGCTTCTCTTCGACGTGTCGTTGCAAGCCGCGCTCGATCTCGCACAATCGCAAGGCTTGCGACCTACCGCCGACGCCGTGCGACGGATCGTCGAAGGCGCGGGCGTCGCGCTCGAAGATCAACCCGCGGGCGAAACCGCGCCGCGCAAACTGGAACTCGCGCCGACCGATATCGCTCGCGTCGTGCGCGCCATCGAAGCGCGCGCGTCGCAAGGCTTGCCGCCGTTCGGCGACGAGCGCGACGACAAGACGGTTTCGCAACTTGGCGAAGAAGCGAAGTTCGATTCGAAAGCCGAAGGCGACGTCGCCGTCGTCGAAGCCGAAGACGTCGCCGACGACGACGAGCAACCCAACGACGAAGCGAAGGTCGCATGATCAAGCAACAACGATTCGCCCCGTTCGGCGTGCTCGCGTTGAACCCGAAAGCGTTCGGGCTCGTCGTCGACTGCTACGATCCGAAGCCCGCCGCGTTGACCGAGAACGGCGTCGCGGTCGTGACGATCCGCGGGCCCCTTATGCACCGCGCCGATTGGTTCTTCGATTCGTACGAAGAGATTCGAGCGCGCGTCGCGGCGGCGATCGAACTCGCGCCGCGCGCGATCTTGCTCGACGTCGACTCGCCGGGCGGGCTCGTGTCGGGCGCGTTCGATTGCTCGCGCGAGTTGCGCGCAATGGCGGCGGCGCACGGCGTCGCGCTTCACGCGTTCGTCGGCGCGCAAGCAACGAGCGCCGCGTACGCGCTCGCGAGCGCGGCGAGTCGCATTTCGGTTTCGGCTTCGGCGTCGATCGGATCGGTCGGCGTGATCGACATGCTCGTCGATCAAACCGCGCAAAACCAAATGCTCGGCTTGAACGTGCAACTCGTTACGTCGGGCGCGCGCAAAGCCGACGGCAACCCGGATTCGCCGATCACTGACGAAGCGTTCGCGGCGACGCAAGCGCGCGTCGACACGCTCGCGACAATGTTCTTCGAGCTTGTCGTCGAACACGAATGGGGCGGAAGTGTCGAGCGCTTGCGCGGTTTGCAAGCGTCGATCATGACTGGCGGCGAAGCCGTCAAGATGGGGCTTGCAACCGAGATCGCTTCGTACGATCAAGCAATCGCATTCGCGAGCACGACCGATGATCGGTCGCGTTCGGAAGTGACCGCGAAAGGAACGAACACAATGGACGAAGACAAGAAGGACGCGATCGCATCGCTTCGCAAGATGGCCGAAGGCGACGATCCCGACATGGCCAAGGCGGCACGCGCCGCGCTCGCCGCACTCGGCGCCGAAGACGAGCCCGCCGCCGAAGGCGACGACAAGCCCGACGACGACGACGACGCGCCCGCCGCCGAAGGCGACGACGACGCGCCCGCCGCCGAAGGCGACGACGACGAAGACAAGCCCGACGCGAAGGCGGCGGCTTCGGGCGACGCGCTCGCAATGGCGGCGCAAGCGCTCGCCAGCGTGCACAAGATCAACGTCGAGCGCGCGAACGAGAAGGCGGCGAACGAGCGCTCGAAGCTTCTCGCGTCGCGACCCGACTTCGCGCCCGAACTCGTGAAGGTTCTTCGCTCGGCGCCGATGGCGACCGTTCGCGACATGTGCAAGACACTTCCGCGCGGGCCCGCGCGGAAGGATCGCGCCGCCGCCGCGCAAGCCGCAACGCCGACGCGCGGCGACGGGCAAGGCGACGGAACCGCGGCGCGCCTTCCCGCGAACGAGAAGGCGGCGCTCGATCTGCAAATGGGGCTCGCGTCGAACACGACCGCGACCGTTCACACGCCGAACCGAATGTCGTTCGGGGTTCGCGTTCCGGCCAGCGCTGGCGCGACGCCGTCGAAGTAACGCTCGACGTCAACCGCACCGCACCGCTAACCCGAACGAAAAGGAAAACAGATCATGACCGCACGAATGACTCGCAATGAAGCTTGGGGATACTTCGAGCATCCCTTGACGAACGCCGTCGCCGTCGAGCGCGGCGAACTCGCTTGCCTCGACACTGCAACGGGGCTTCTCACGAAGGGCGCGACGTCGCTCACTCTTCGCCCGATCGGATACTTCGAGACGGACGGAACCGGCGACGGAACGACGACGTTCCGCGTTCGTCTCTTCGACGAGATTCGCGTTCATTGGTGGGACAACGACACGGGCGGAACGCCCGTCGTCGCCGCCGACGTCGGGAACCTCTGTTACGTGCTCGACGATCGCACGGTCACGGGCGACGCAACGGGCGCGAGCGCGGCGGGTCGCGTGTGGGGCGTCAACACCTTGAACGGCGTCGCCGTCGAAATGATCGGCTTCTACGCCGCGGTTTCGTGATCACGCGCCGCTAACACCGTCGCACGAAAGGAAGAAAGAAAATGGCGCAACTCACACCTTCGTTCTTGTTCGATCTCGAATCGAACATGCGCGTGATCTCCGAACGCGAGTACGAGAGACTTCTCAAAAACCTTTGGTGGCGCAACGTCGCAAAGGTCATGGATTCGAAAGCCAAGAAGGAGCGGATCAACTGGCTTCTCGACACGGCGAAGATCGAGCGCCCGAACGCGTCGCACGGCGGCGGGCAAGCGATCTTCGAAGACATCGTGATGCAAACGACCGAGTTCGAAAACGAGAACGCGGTCGGCGGTCTGGAACTCAAGAAGGAGCAGATCGAAGATCTCGACGGCAACGGCGTTGATCTCGCGACGCATTGGTCGCGGCAAATGGGCGCGCAAGCGGCGTACTGGCCACAAAAGCAAATCGCTTCGGCGATCAAGGCGAACCCGGTCACGTACGACACGCTTCCGTTCTTCTCGCCGATCGGTTCGCCGCATCCCGTGAACCCGTTCAACGTCGGCGTCGGTTCGTTCGCGAACCATCTTACGGGCGCGGCGGCGGGAATCTATCCCGGCGCGGTTCCCGTCGGCGGCGCGACAACCGTCGACGTCGCGATCGAGAATATCAACAAAGCGCTCGCGTACGTCGCTTCGATCAAGATGCCGAACGGCGAAGATCCGCGAATGCTGAAACTCGCGGGCATCTTGCATCCGCCGTTGCTCACTTCGCGGATGCAACAGATCACGCAAGCGCAGTTCATCGCGCAAGCGGCGTCGGGCGGCGGCGCGGGATCTGGCGACGTCGCCGCGGTGATTCGGAACTTCGGGCTCGGAACGCCGATCGAAGCGCCGGAACTCGGAAGCAACTTCGGCGGGTCGGATACCGACTATTACCTTCTCGTCGAAGAGATCACGTCGAACGAACTCGGCGCGTTCGTGTACGTCGATCGCGAGCCCTTCTCGATGATCTTCCACGGGCCGATGACGGATGCGCAACTCGCGCGCATTCGGAAACTGCAATGGACGACGGAAGGCCGGAACACGGTCGGCGCGGGGCATCCGTACCTCATGTTCAAGTGTTCGGCGACTTGATCGTCGACTGACGTCTTCGAAGCCCCGCGGTCAAAAGCCGCGGGGCTTTCGAGGTAGGAACACAACGCGTGGCAACGTATCTCGACTTCAACGGCTTTCGCGATCTCACGACGATCCCGTCGGCGTTCGTCGACGACGTCGAGAAGGTGTCGCCGGGTTGGATCGAAAATCAACTCGACTATTGGGCCCGTTGGATCGACTCGCGTCTTCGCAAGAGATACGCGACGCCGTTCGCGGCGTTCGGCGACACGCCGCCGACGCCAGCGGGCGTGCAAGGTTGGCTCGCGCGGATCGTGACTCTTCGCGTTTGGTTGAAGCGCGGCGTCGATCCGAACGATTTGCAGTTCGACACGGTCAAGCAAGACGCCGTCGACGCGCAAACGGAAGTGCTCGAAGCGGCGAACTCCGACACGGGATGGTTCGACCTTCCGCTTCGTACCGACGAAGACGGTTCGGCGATCAACCGCGGGAACCCGCGGTACTACTCGGAAGCGTCGCCGTACGTGTGGACCGATCAACAAGCCGCCGTCGGTCGCAACGAAGACGACAACGGATTCGGATCGAGCGGATAGCGTGGCGAAAGATGGAAGCATCGCGCTCGACGCGCAGATCGCAAAGCTTCGCCGACTGGCGACGTTCGTCGGCGGAAGTGCGCCCGTCGTTGCGCTCGCCGTGAAGCGCGAGATCGGGGCTCAGATCGCCGCGGGTCGCGGGCCCGACGGCAAGGCATGGAAGCCGACGAAGGCGGGCACGCCAGCGCTACGGGGCGCGGCGGGCGCCTTGACCGTGAAGGCGATCGGAAGCGTCGTCGTCGCGACGTTGACGGGCGTCGAAGCGCGGCACCATTTCGGCGCGGTCAAAGGGAAGGTCAAGCGCGAGATTCTTCCGACCGGGAAGATTCCCGATCCCGTCACCCGAGCGATCACCCGAGTTCTCACGGGCGAGTTCAACGCGATCATGGCGGGCACGAAATGACCGACCCGCTTGTCGACTGCGCGCCGCCGCGCGTTTGCTTCGCGTTGCCGACGTTGTTCGACGCCGTCGTCGCACGCTTCGCGCTCGACTCGACGAACGTCGAGCAACACTTCGGCTGGCGCGAGCCCCAAAAGTACAAGACGGCGCGCGCGCGCATCGTATGGGTTCCAGGCGACGAAGGCGGCAACGTCGGCGACGTGCGACCCGCGCGCAATCCGGGCGGCAACCCGCGGTCGCTCGCGACGCTCGCCGAACTCTTTACCGTCTACATTTCGGCGAACGACCCGCGTTCGCCCGAAGACGAACGCGAACAATACGTCGCAACGCGAGCACTCTTCGACGCGTGGTTTCGCGCCGTGTACCGTGCGGCGCATGGAACGTTCGCGGTCACGTCGACGACTTGGAACATTTCGAAGAACGAGCGTCGGCACGGCGCCGAACTCGTGTGCGCTTGTTGGGTCGAAGCGCTCGTGCCCGACTCGGCGTATGTACTCGCGCCCGCTGATACCGAAGCAATGATCACAACAAGTCTCGACGACGTGTCGGAAGTCACGACGACGGCGACGCCGTGAAATAGGAGAAGAAGAAATGTCGCAACCGCAAGTTGTTATCACCGAACTCGACGGCGCACTCGGGATCCTTCCGACGAGTGCGGGTCGCTTGCTCGCGTTTGCGGGCGTGTCTTCGCTCGGGCCGATCGACACGCCCGCGACGTACGCGCGAACGACGCAACTCAAGGCCGACTTTGGGAATGGTCCGCTCGTCGAAGCGGCGGCGTACTACATCGAAAAGTTCGGTCGACCCGTTCTCGTCGTGCGCACTGGCGAAAGCGTTCTCGGAACGTATCCCGCGGGCGCCGCGGTCGTGCGCGTCGGCGCGGGAACGAGCGTGATCACGGTCGACAATGTCGGCACGGCGCCCGACGACGACTTCGAAGCGTACTTCGTCGTCGTGACGGGCGGCACAATCGGCGTGACGGGAATCACGTTCCGATGGTCGCTCGACGGCGGGCGCACCTTGTCGCCCGTGACCGCGCTCGGCGTCGCCGCCGTGTTCGTGATTCCGACGTCGGGCGGCGTCGAGATCGAGTTCGCCGCGGGAACTCTTCTCGCTGGCGAAACCGCGACCTTCCGTTGCACGGCGCCGAAGTGGAACACGACCGAGATCGGAACCGCGCTCGACGCGTTGTTCGCGACCGCGGCGGCTTGGGAATCCGCGCACGTCGTCGGGCCCGTGACTGGCGCCGACTTCGACACGATCGATCCGAAGTTCACGGGCGGGATGACGTCGGGCAAATATCACGGCTGGATCGGCGGCGCGCGAATGCCGTTGCTTGGCGAAAGCGAAGCAACGTACCTCGCCGCGCTCGACGCGATCTTTTCGTCGAAGGCGACGGTTCACGGCGAGATCTGCGCGGGCGCGGCGAAGATCATTTCGAGCGTATCGGGTCGCCAGTATCGCCGACCCGTGTCGTTCACGGTCGCGGCGCGCGAAGGGTTCTACAGCGAAGAGATCAACATCGCCGACGTGAATCTCGGTTCGCTTCCGGGCGTGTCGATTCGCGACGCGAACGGGAATCCCGACGAGCACGACGAGTCGTTGAATCCGGGGCTCGACGACGCGCGCTTCACTGTCCTTCGAACATGGGAAGGGATCGCGGGCGTGTACGTGAACCGACCGCGGATCATGTCGGCGGCGGGAAGCGACTTCGATATCTTCCCGAAGCGTCGCGTTCTCAATCTCGCGCACACCGCGTTG